AAGGCAGGATCTAACACCTACGGAGAAGATTGTCTTTTGGGCTATGTTGGAAAGGTTTAGATTAGATACCTGGTCTAGTCATGACGCGGTAGCTTATTATGGTTTAATGACTGGACTGCATAGGTCGGCAGTCAGTCGAGCTATTAGAGGCTTAATGGAGAAAGGTATTATTTTATTGGTTCGTGATGGTGAGGGCGAGGAAGGTAAGCTATACGAAAGTTTAGAGAGGGGCGGGAAGAGACATTTTCTTTTTGTTGGTCTGGCCTATGAGGTCAGCAAGGCGGGGAGGGAGAGGGCAACCTTCCAAGCTCAAGATTAATATTATTTGGGAGAGAGCAAGGAAGGCGGCCCAAGAGATCGGGCGGGGCTAGGTCAGTCCTAAGATCCAACACCAAAAGAACATCAAGCAGATAAGCATTGAGAACCAGATAAATGCTTTCTTAAGATCGTATTTAGTTTTCATTGGTTATCCTTTCGTCTATTTCTTTTTTACAGTCTTTAAGTAAAGGTTTCCTAAATGTATTTTTATTAATTATATCTTGAGAACATGACTTACATAGCATAGGTTGAGCTTCCCAATAATCAGCACTTCCCCAAGTCTTTCTCCAATACCAGTAACCCTGTATTTTGTAGCCTTTATATTCATATCCGCTTTTACTGGCCATTATTTCACCTCTAAATTAAATTCAGCTACTATATCTTTAAAGCCAATACATTTATTATTTTCATATTCGACTTCCCAAATTTCTAGCTTATCGCCTTCATCTGTTACACGGATTTCAAATTCTACACCTTTGTGTGTAAAGTGCCGAGCAAAACTAGGCTCTAGTTTAAATACTTCAACCATTTTTCACCTCCTTTACTTCATGGTTTTGCCAGTCTCCTTTGTGGAGTAGTTTGAATTTAGATCCACCCGTTAATTCTGCTTTCTGCATGACTTCAATTTTATCTTTAGCCATCACATCTAGGTAATAATAAACAGGCTGCATAGTTATAACTCGGTATTTCTTTTTTGGTTTATTCATCTGCAAACCTCCCAAAGTCATTAAAGTTATTGTCAATTTTAGTTATTACATCTTGTAATTTTTCAATATCCTTCTGTAAGTGGCTAAAATCTTTGCCATAAATATAATCTCCTAAATCATCAAGCAAACAAGCAACGGATATATTAGCTTCTTGTATTGCTTTGTATGTTTCATTCTTTCTTACAAAGTAAGAGAAATTATTAGTTATATTTTTACTCATCTTTTCACCCTCACAAAGTCCATATAATCGGACTGTTCACGTTTGGTCATCTCAACCCATAGGATCTTATTAAATGGTTTGTCATACTTCCTGGACATTCTGCGTAAGAATAGGTTGTGCATAAATACGTCTATATGGTTTTTGATATGGTTCATGCTTCCACCTCCCAATTTTTACAAGATTTTTGACTCATGTAGTAATGAGCAGAATGATCGCAAAGGCGATATTCTTTAAGCATTTCTATGACGTATTTACGTCCCTCCGTAAATTCATCAACTGTTTCAAGGTTGCCATAGCAATCTTTTCTATTTATATAAATGGTTCTACTCATCAGACACCTCCTCTTCAATAACATAAAAGTCTGTACTAAGGCATACAGGACAAACACACTCTTTTGTTTTTGGATGTTCTGCCCATTCATTACCTGTATGGTCACAGGTCATACATTGGTTTAAGTTTTCAGATATATTCATTTCTGTTGCTGGGTTCATGCTTCCACCTCTTCTAGTTCTTCTTCTAGTTTAAGAATCATAAAAGCCATAAAATTCCAGTAATTTTCACAAATACGATCTTCTTGTGTACTTGTTAAATCGTTATTGACTGAACCCATATTTTTTGCCAGTTCAATAATATCGTAATAAGAATATGGGATAGCGATAGCAAGACCGCTTAACCATTCGGCAATTACTGATTGTTTAGTGTCTTCTCTAGTTCTTCCAATCTTCCAGCCATATTCAGAATTAAATCTATTAAATAGATATTTAATTTTTTCTTCTCTTGATAAGTTTTTACCAATTAATTCATCTTCATTATCTAAACAGCCAAGAATATAATTCTTGTAGTTCTCTTGGTATTTTGTGTAGTGTAATTTCATTCTCTCTTTCTCCTTATATGCTTAATTGCATAAGACGGACTATTGTCCGTTTCGAGTATTTAACTCTCTTCAGTTATGCTTTCTTTAAACTCAACAAGCTCGTCTGTTTGTATTAACTCTTCGTCATAACAACTAATATAAAACTGCATACCAAACTTCTTATTCATGTAGGCTATATCACCATGACTAAAATGCTCAAATAACTCAGTCATGTTCCACCCGTCCCAGTCACCATTTGTGCCTTTTTCTTGGTTATATTCTAAAATTGGCTTCGTCCATTTTCCATTCATTTTGTATTTGACTAACCTATAATCACAACAATTAGTGCCATTACTTAAAACTTTAGTTAATACTATTTCTTCTTCTAAATATTTATCGTTCATTCTCTCTTTCTCCTTGTTGGTTTAATTACCAACACAGCAAGTATGAGTAAAAAATAGTAAGAACACAAGTAAATGACAAAGAAAAGTATAAGTATTTTTTGCCTGTTCTCTGTATAGTGCTAAAATAAAGAACATTAAAAGCATTAAAAATTATGCAAATGGTAGAGAAAAAGAGAAAAAAACCAGGAAGAAAGCTCATAAATATAGATTTAGATCAAGTTGAACGTCTGGCATCACAAGGACTAGGAACAACACAAATTGCTCGTGCTTTGGGCGTTTCTTGGAATACTATTGATAGAAACAGAAAGCGTTCTGGTGATTTTGAAGACGCTATAAAAAGAGGAACAGCAAGAGGTCTTGCAACAGTCACGAACTCTTTGTATCAATCTGCCAATGATGGCAATGTCACCGCCCAAATATTCTATTTAAAGAATAGAGACAGCAATGCCTGGGCGGACAAAGTAGAGACAACCTTTAACGTGGATCTTAAAAACGTCATAGACAACGCAAGAGAGCGGCTACAAAACGATCAGAATATTATTGAAGGAAAAATAAGAGCCGAAACCCTTGATATAAAAGACATTAATAAAAATAACTCAAATCCTAACAAAGGAAGCGATCGTCAACCGGAGGAGGACAAAGACAAGAAATAAATAGGGCAGGGGTCGTTTATTCTCTCTCTCTTTTCAATTTTACCCGTTGAAAATAAACCAAATGACCCCCCCTTTAATTTATCCGCAGTAGTATCGTATATGTAAGTGTTGCGATAATTTTTTTTTAGTTATGAAAATAGACAAGAAAGCCATGGAAGAATCAGTCACCGACACAATGCTAGGTGCAGCGTTTAACTTCCCAATCTCATGGGCCACACTAGCAATTTGTTTGGCATTTACAACTGACTCACTGAAGATCGCTGTTATACAACTTATGGTTTTAACATTAGCTGCAATTATAAGACGTTATTACACTCGCTTATATTTCAAAAGTAAGGAATGAAATACTCAGCCAAACAAGAACAAGAATTAATGACCGACATCTGGTCGCCTGCTGTCAAAGATAGTCCACTAAACTTCGTTAAGTTCATCTTCCCCTGGGGTCAGAAAGACACCCCTCTCGAAGATTTCTCTGGCCCAAGAGCATGGCAAGAAAAAATTTTATTAGAAATTGGCACACACATACAACGCAACCATGGCAAAGTCACACCAGAGATGTTCCGCCTTGCTGTAGCATCCGGTCGGGGTATCGGTAAATCAGCCTTAGTCGCTTGGCTCATACTATGGATGCTTTCTACCCGCATGGGGTCAACCATCATAGTAACCGCCAACACCGAACAACAGCTTCGCTCAAGAACATGGGCGGAACTCGGTAAGTGGCTCACCCTCGCTATCAACTCGCACTGGTTTAATAAGACAGCCACCACAATCAAACCCGCAGGCTGGTATGAAGAAGCCCTCATCCGAGATTTACAAATCGACACAGGCTATTACTACGCCCAAGCTCAACTCTGGAGTGAAGAAAATCCCGATGCTTTTGCTGGTGTCCACTCCAACTACGGTGTCTTATTAATCATGGACGAAGCCAGTGGTATTCCATCACCCATCTACTCAGTCTCGGAAGGTTTCTTCTCCGAACCAACGCAAAACAGATTTTGGTGTGCTTTCTCCAACCCCAGAAGAAACACTGGTCCGTTCTACGACAGCTTCCACTCTAACAAGAAATACTGGCACACCGAACAAATTGATTCCCGTTCAGTCG